TTCAATCGGGTGGTAGTGATGTTGCATTAGGTAGTGGAAGTGTAATGTTTATTACAAGCAGTGGTCGTGTTGGTATTGGTGTTAATACACCATTAAACAAACTTGATGTTGCGGGAAACATAAGTTGCAGTGCAGTTACTGCCTCGTTCTTTGGCACAAGTAGTTGGTCAACAAACAGTTTAACGGCAAGTAGTTTGGTTGTTGGCAATTCTTATAATATTACAAATTTAACCGCAAGTAATATAAGTACGAGTGCAACTGGAAGTTTTGGAACAATTACATCATCTGGAAATATTCAAGTTGGTCCATACAATGTATCGTCTATAACACCCGCACAATTAGTTTTTGGTAATTATCAAACTAGTGGCACAACACGTCCACAATTTATATTTAACGGAGTTGCTTCGTGGATGGGGTTGGGTCAATTAACTACATCGAGTGTCAATCAATTGCGATTGGGTACTGTATCATTGCCAAATACAAATTGGGGAACTTTTGGAGCAACTGCATTTAATTTAATGATTGATGGTGGATTGAGTATTGGAACCACGGCATCACTCAATAATGGATTATTAATTTCTGGCAGCGTCGGAATCGGAACAACAAGTCCCAGTCAACTCCTTGATATCAGCGGATCTTTCACTTCATTGGGAGGTTGGGTATTGGGCGGCAATCCCGGCGGCCCTATCGGACTTGGTGCAGGAAGTTCCGCTGCAACTCGATATATTGGAGCGGGTGGGTCAACAACTAACTTCTATCACAATGTGCCATCAGGCGGCACATTCCGATTTAATGTTGCTGAGGGCGAGAAGGTGAGGATCGATTCTGCAGGCAACTTCGGCATCGGCACAACAAGTCCTGCTTATTTATTGGATGTAAGTGGAAGCAGTAGATTTGGATTTACATCAACAAATACACATCAATTTACGGGTAGTGTGAGTATTAGTGGTTCATTGAATGCAACATCAAGTTGGGCAACTAATGCTTTGACGGCTTCATATATTACATCAAGTAACATAGTTGGAACTGTTACAAGTGCTTCATATGCATTAAGTGCGAGTTCTGCTCCTACAACTATTACCGCATCATGGTCGACTAATGCATTGACTGCATCTAGTTTGGTAACATCAAATAATTATACAATAACAAATTTAACCGCAAGTAATATTAGGGCAAACGGAACATTACATGTAAATTTAGGCACGATTGATTGTCCTTTAACCGGCGCAACATTGTTTGCGAGTGCGAACGCAATCACTATCGGTGGTGGAAGTATGACAACCGCTTTTCCTGGTGTATTGTCAGTAACTGGCGCAAGTAGTTTAAATAGTACATTGACTGTGCTTGGCGCAACTGTTTTAAATAATACATTAAGTGCAAGCGGCGTTGTGACCGCAAGTAATATTTATGGAGCCGGTACATTAAATGTAATTGGTGTTTCTACATTAGGAACCGTTAGCGCAAGTATATTTGTAGGAGCACATACTGGAAGTGTTTTTGGAACAAGTAGTTGGGCAACTAATGCATTGACTGCTTCTAGTTTGGTTGTTGGCAATTCTTATAATATTACAAATTTAACCGCGTCAAATATAAGTGCAAGCGGAACAGGTGGTTTTGGTAACGTCGGCATCGGGACAACGACACCATTATCACTTCTTACATTAGAACACGGCGCAGTTGTCGTAAACTCCTCTGGTTTTCGTATAAGAAATACATCAGGGGGTTTTAGTTGGGTTACGGATGTTGGTATACCCACAGTAAACGAATCCAGTTACACAATACGAGATGTAACGGCAGGAACTTATCCTTTTGTAATTGCACAAAGCTCGGGCAACGTCGGCATCGGCACAACGAGTCCTGGTGCTTTATTGGAATTGAGTAGTAGTACCGCCGCAAGTTTATTGAATATAAAAGGAGCCGGTGGCAATGGATTATTGTTTGTAAGTGGAAGCGGGAATATTGGAATAGGTACAACGACGCCGACGTCTCCATTAACTATTATTGCGTCATCATCAGTAGCAATTGCTTCAATAACAAACACCGCTACAAGTCCAACAACATTTTCTGGTCTATCGATTATAGGTACAAACAGTAATACAGACACTGCTTATGGTCAGAATAGAGCAGGTGGATCAATACTCCTACGAAATACCGATTCAACTGCCAATGTTTACTCATCTATTTCAGGTCAAAACTCCTCATTCGGTACATCTGCGGGAATAATGTTTATACATGAAAATAGTAGTACAAATCAGGGTGCAATGTCATTCTTTACTCGACCATCAGGTTCGTCGTTTGCAGAAGTGGGACGATTTAGTTCAACTGGAAACTTTGGGATCGGGACTACGAGTCCTGTAAATAGATTAGATGTTGCTGGCAATATCAGTTGCAGTGTTATCACGGCTAGTAATTTTTTTGGTACATCTTCGTGGGCAAGTAACAGTTTGACTGCATCTAGTTTGGTTGTCGGCAATTCTTATAATATTACCAATTTAACCGCAAGCAATATAAGTGCAAGTGGAACAAGTAGTTTTGGTAGAGTTGGTATTGGAACATTAAATCCTAGTGGGTCACTTGATGTAAGTGGATCTATCTATACCAGTGCGAAACTTGTACAAAGAAGCACAACGCAATCATTGTCAGGCTCAGCATCCTGTTCGATTGATTTATCAAATGGTGCTGTACACATTTTGTCCCTTTCTAGTTCTGCCGTAATATCAGGTTTAACATACGGTAACAGAGATAACAATCCACATGTAAATACAGTAATGTTGGTACTAAAATATAACGGTGCTGCTACTGTTACATTTACAGACGTAATATGGGCAAATGCTGTAACTCCATCAATCACCGCAACAAGTGGTTATGCAGACGTATTTATGTTAACTAGTTATAAAGGAGGGGCTGTTACACCTGTTTGGATAGGAACCGTTGTATCACAAGCTCTAGTTAGCACGAACCTATAATTTATGACTATTTTACAAAATGCAAACATTAACGGAAGTGCATTTCCTTATAATCCATCTGCCACTAGTAGTGTGTACAGATATAACATGAGTCAAGGTAGAAGTTATAATCCAAAAAAATCAACCAGTGATTTTCTAGATGTATCTGGAAATGGCGTAACTGGCACCGCATATAATATATCAAGTGAATATTATCCATGGAAATGTGGTGGTATGATTTATTTAAATAATACCAGTAATACCAATCTTGGCAATGGAAAAACCGCAAATTTAAATGTTGGAACAAGTAATGAGTTTACTTTTATTGTTGCCTGGGAATATGTTGATACGACCTCCGGACCCAATATTATAGCCGGTGCTTATGTTAGTAGCACACACGATTGGTGGATAGGTCAGATTAGCGGTGGCGCTGCGTATAGATTTTCTAGAAATAATACAGGATACACCCTTGGTACCGCACCAGTTGTTGGTAGACGATATATTGCTGTTGTTGGAAATAGTAATTCAACAAACGCAGGTTATTTTTACTTATTTGATAGTGCAGGAAATTCTGATAGTAATACTGGGATTCTAGGACTACCGTCGAGCACAGCTGGTACAATTTCTTTAGGAAAATATGGCGGTTTCGGTGATTATTATCTCAGTAGATGTTATTATGGAGATGCAATTTATAGTAACACATATTTATCTACTACTGCGGCTTTAGCGATAAAAGATAAAATCAAATATAGATATGGTATAAGCGTTTAATTTATGAGCAACAATGAATATTTTTTAGTTAATAAACTGGATAATCAAAATTATTTTATAATTCAGGGGCCAATGCAATTACCTGATAGTTTTGGCCCAACAAGTGGATTTAATTTTTTGGAAGAAAATTCGCCGGAATTACTAAAAGATTTATCATGGCAAGGTAATATAAACATGGGATTCTGGAAAGCAGTATTTGACACAAAGCCAGACTATAATATTAGTCAAAGTTTAGTTCCAATAAATAACTTAAATATTGCAGACAAAACTTGTGATGTGATCTATACTTTAAAAACACTATCAGATCAAGAACTAAATCAAAGAATATACATTTTAAAAAGTCAAATAAGAATGGTTCGTGATAGATATCTATCATTAACTGATTTTACTCAATTATCAGATATCCCAATATCATCGCAAGTAAAAACTGAATTTGCTACTTTTAGACAACAACTACGTGATCTACCAAACACAACAGATCCTTCAACCATAACTTGGCCGTCAATTCCAACCTCAGTTAATATCAACTTGCCACCATTTCCTCCAATACCAAGTTATAATTAATATTTACCTAATAAACATAGTTATTGTATAAATTGTTATGAGCTAAAACGTATCAATAATTCAATATTTAAACATCGATTAAATTAAAACTATTGATTTTTCGTGTCCAACTATTACGGTTGGATCAACAAGAATTTTGTATCCTTTTCGGGTTGCTTCTCTACAAAACGCAACGTCTTCCATTGTGAAATCTTTGCAGTTTCCAACTTGCACGAATTCTGGCCTGAACCACGGATATTCCATACTTTCAAACACTCCTTTTTTTATCAACATAAACCCAAAACCTGTATAATTAACCGGAAATGGTTCTGTTTTGTTTTGAAGATCGTTTGGAGATAAAAATTTGAAATAACCATTTCTCACGAAGAAGTTCTCGTCCCAGTTTTCAACCGTGGCGAATTGTTGTCCGCCTTCCATAAGGTATAAACCGCTTACGATATCCGTTTGGTGACTAAGCAATTTATCAAAGTTATCTACCGTGAATACAATGTCTGAGTCGATCCATAACATATAGTCATAATCTAATTCTTCGTTGTATGGTTTTTGGTTTGATCCAAGCATGGTGTTTCCACCCAAACACATGTTTCTGACATAGTATATGTTACAACTATAATTTTGTTGTAAACTAACTTGATATCCTCTCGATGTACATGTTGCAAGAAGGTTTGACCACGATTGCAAGAATTTGCCGCTAAAGCTTCGGCCTGGAAGACAAAAAACAATTTTCATATGATGATATAATAACATATAAAAATTAACCGTCAATTATAATTAATATTTTTTTGAAACGGTTTATATATATAAGTGTTATAGAAAGGATTATTACATATGGAAAAACAAATTAGTGAATACACAGTTACAGAATTAAAAGCTTTGGCTTATGATGAGATGTCGAGAATGGACGTGTGTCAATCCAATATTCGATTCTTAAATCAAGAATTACAACGTAGACTTAATCCCGCTGCTTTTGACGCACAAAAACAAGCAGATCAAGTTATTGCATCAGTTGCATCTGAATTAGAAGCTACTAAACAATAATATGTCCGACCCAATTAAATTAAAAAGCGAAGAGCTTGAATCACTGAAGAAGATTCAAGACAAGTATCAGAGTAAAATATTTCAATTTGGTCAATTTTATTTAGAACGTTTAGATCTGGATGAAAAAATCAAGAATCTTGCTGATCTTGAGACTAAGACCAGAGAAGAATATATGAATATTCAAAAAGAAGAACAAGATTGGGTTAACGGAATTGCTGAAACTTATGGTGACGGCAATTTTTCATTATCAGATGGCACATTTGTGCCAGCTAAAAAATAAACTGAAGTTTTTTACAAAAAGCAGCTGCAGAAATATTTATGTTTGTAGCTGCTTTTTTCTTTTGTTTTCAGTTACTTTAACTTAAACATTTAATATTTAAATAATAGCAACAACATTAACTTAACTACTATGCTGCTATATTAGCATAATTATAATAGTTTGTCAAGTTAATATAGTCACTGATATTTATTATATATGATTCGATTAAAGGACTTAGTAAAAGAAGTGCAGGATGCAAATCTTTTAGAAGAACAACAAATCATCACTGTATACTTTGATATGGATGGTGTTTTATGTGACTTTGACAAACAGTTTGTTCATTTTACTAACGAAGAACCCATATCGTTTGAAAGAAAAAGGGGAACAGTTAAATTTTGGGAAATTATAACAAATCACGGCGTAAAATTCTGGAACCAAATGGATCCAATGCCAGACTTTAATATATTAAAAAAATATATCACAGAATTATCAAAGAATCCAAATATAAAAATTCAAATTCTTACCAGCACAAGTGCTGATCAATTTCGTCAAAATTTCAAGAAAGAGGCAGAAATGAGAATCTCAGAAATAGAAACAGGCAAGAAAGATTGGATCGATAAACACTTATCTGGTTATGTTATAAACTACGCCGATTCTGGAACCGATAAAGCTAGATTCGCTACCAAGTCGAGTGTGTTGATAGATGATCTTTATAAGAATGTAGAATCTTTTATTGCATCAGGAGGTGAGGGTATTGTGTTCAGAGACGCAAATCAAACCATAAAAGAACTCAATGCAACATTGTCGATTATTAAAGAAACCTGTGGATATAGTCGAACAAATCTATGAAATTTCAAATATATAACACAAATCTAAGTCCTGACGTATGGGATGGAATGATTCTCAAAAAAGAGATTCGACAAAAACTCACGGAAATTGCGAATGATTTTTATAAACAAACTGAATTAACTGCTCCTGTTAGAGATATACTTTTCGTAGGAAGCCTCGCTAATTATAACTGGTCAAAGAATAGTGATCTCGATGTTCACCTGGTGATAGATTTTAAAAATGTAGATTCAAACATTGAATTGGTTGAAAAGTATGTTAATGGATTAAAATCAGACTGGAACAACAAACATGACATTCACTTACACGGATATAATGTCGAGGTGTATATTCAGAACGTCACAAAAATAAATAGATCCAGTGGAGTTTATTCACTACTCACAGGAAGCTGGATAACCAATCCAAAATATGAAAATTTTGAAGTAGATCAACAATTAATTCAATTAAAGTATAACGATTCTCTTTCAAAAATTAATGGCGCAATCAAAGAAAATAATCTCGAACGCATAAAACAAGTATTAAAAGATATATACGACCTCCGACAACAAGGACTAGACAGAAAAGGCGAATTAAGTAATGAAAATCTAGTTTTTAAATTACTTCGCAACAGAGGACATCTAGACAAATTACGAAATGCTGCGGTCAAATCATACGATAATCAGAAATCAATCTGATAACTTTAAGTAGTATTTATTGTTACCACAATCCCAAATTCGGTCATATCCATTGTTTTTCATGTTTTCCCATTCTGATAAATTTGAATCAAACACGTTTAAAAAATTCTTTATTTTATGTTTTTGAAAAGACATTCTGTGTCTTAAGTCTTTGTATTTATTTATGATATAATAATACCCACATGGCGTGATATCAACAAATCTAAATCCCAATGTTTCATAAATTTTGCCGGTAAAAAATCTACGATCACTATAAGTCACAATATTTTTTGGATGATAAGTTTTTATAAAATATGATAGTAATTTACTCGCTCCACCTATTACAACAGTATCAATTAATGTGCAAAACCTAACTAATTCCCATTCACTTGTTTTTTCAAATCTTGAAGCTTTTCTAAATGTCATCACACTCAAAAGATTTTCATCTTTATATAACCCAAGCTTTACTGTTGATTTATCTTCACCCTGTAAATGATTTTTTGCAAGAAAGTCATTTTTAGCTTTTATATCTATTTCTTTTATTATACACTCTCTACCATAAATTTTAGCTTTTGTCAAATTTAACAAAGATTTGATTACCGATTTTACTATATCCGATTTATGAATCCATTCATTTTCAAAAATATGAACAAGCGTGATACCGTAATGCATACAAGATTTCGTTTTGTTGAGATGATAATTTTTATTTATCCCGCCCGCAAATTCACTGTGCCAATATAACCCATTTATTTCAAACGCAATCTTTAATTCGGGTATATAAAAATCCAATTCCTTGCCATTTAATATCGTTCTATCATTTCTTTTTATAACAACATCTTTGTCCAAAATTTCTTGCAAGAATCTATAAAATTGACTCTCAACAGACGTAATTTTCTCGGGATCACAATAATCACAAAAAATATTATGCAAGTTATAAACCGTGCTTTCAAATGTTTTTAAACAAACATTGCATTTAATTTTATAAATATTGCTAAAATGATACCCATTATAATTTTCTTTGTCACACAAAAATTCAAGAGATTTTTCTTTGCAGTGATCCAATAAAAAATCATAATGGTTTGATTTTTTAGTTTCAGATGTCTTTTCTGACACACGATTTAATTTTGATATATTATCAACTCCGTATCTTTCTAAACATGTTTTTTTAACTTTTTCTACATTTAAATAATTTTCATCCCCAAATTTTTCAAATAATGTTTTTTTCACACGAATTCTGTATTCAGGTAATTTGCTATAACTGTCAACACCATATTTAACTAATAAGGTAGCCTTGCATTTTTCAACACCACCACTTTTCATATGATGACCTCCGTGACGATCAAGGTTTGTTTGTTTTTGGTTTTTCAATCTTTGCTTATTTAAATCCACATCGCTGGATGAACATTTTATACCACAAAAAATGCGAGGCTTTGATATCCTACACATAAATTGTTTGTTGCAGTGTTTACAATTCACAGTCAACCAAAATTTTTTATTAAGTTTTCTAGACATATAAATATACATTGATTCTTATATTGAATAACTATTAAATATTTTATAAAAAAACCTAAAAAATTAATATTTCATGATATTTATTTTATGTAAACAAATAACAAAACTATATAAACTTTATGGCAGATTTATTGAACAGTAATGAGATATTCTACACGAATTTTGAACCACAAGTCAAAAATCGCTTTGTGCTATACGCGGACGGCATTCCAAGCTTCCTCGTAAGAAAATGCAAACTCCCAACCGTAAAAAGCGAAAAGAAAACCATACAACACATCAACCAAGAACGATACTATAAGGGTCGAACCACTTGGGACGATATCACCATGGAACTATATAACCCCATCGTTCCAAGCGGCGCTCAAGCAATCATGGAGTGGATACGATTGTCACATGAGTCGGTTACCGGAAGAGATGGATATAGTGATTTCTACAAAAAGGATCTCACTCTAAATATTCTAGGACCTGTCGGAGATAAAGTGAGTGAATGGACATTAAAAGGAGCCTTTATTACGAACGCCGATTTCGGTGAAGGTGACTATACTGATTCGGGGGAACCTCTTACAGTCGGTATTACGATTGCGGTGGATTATTGCGTGCTCCAATATTGATTGTTTCTACATATTTCTTTCAAATCCTCTTTATTTAAAGTATAAAGAGGATTTTTTGTTGACTTTTTCACTAAATGGATTATACTTATATATGAAAGTATATAAGATGACTAACGAAGAAATATTAAAATTGATCAATGAGAAGCCTGATGTTTATGTTCAAATAATCAAGGCTCGTCACAAGTCTTTTTACGAAACAATTAACATACAATATAACGGAAACACTTTTGGTGAGAAATTGTATCAACACATTCATGGGGCAGGAAAATGTAAACAATGTAACAAAGAAACGAAATTCAAGTCATTTCTGGTCGGGTATACAGAGTATTGCAGTAAAAAGTGTAGTAATCGTTCAACTGCTAATCAAAGGTCACAGACGATGATTGAGAAAAACAAACAAACTCGTCATCATTATTATGAGACCAAAAAATGTTTGGTTTGTAATAATGAATTTGAGTCTTTAATTTTCAGAAAGCAAAAATGTTGTGATGCCAAATGTAGCGGTGTGTATGTTGCGAGCCAACCCGATCGGATTGATAAAATAAAGCAAACCAAGCTTAAAAAGTATGGCAATTCAGCATATGTTAATGCTGAAAAAGCTAAACAGACATGTTTGGAAAAATATGGGGTTGATAACGTGTTTAAATATAAGCAAATTGTGGATAAAGCAAAGGCTACAAACATAGAAAAATACGGCGTAGATTGTTTTTTTCAAAGTGAAAATTTTCAACAAAAAAGTGAAGCATCAAACATAGAAAAATATGGGGTACCAAATGCATCACAGTCCGATGAAATTAAAGATAAGGTTAAGGAAACTTTTCAAAAAAATTATGGGGTTGATAACATTTTTCAACACAAAGAAACAATGGACAACGTTTATGAGGAAAATATTCAAAAATATGGAACAAAGATACCCGTAAATGGACCAGAGTTGAAGAAAAAAATGATGATTACATTGAAGAAAACATTATATATTTCCATTATAAAACGAATAAATGAAAAAAGCAACTGTATTGCTTGTTTTGAATTGGATGATTATATTGACACTAACAAACAAAACAAATATAAATTTCAGTGCAAAAAATGTGACGATATATTTGAGGATCACATTGACGGCGGGCATTTGCCTCGGTGTTTGAAGTGTGAACCTTATATTGCGGGTTTTAGTTTGAATGAGAGGGAGATTGGTGAGTATGTAAAAAGTTTGGTTGGTGTTGATAATGTGGTTGAAAACAATAGAGATATATTAGATGGGTTAGAGTTGGATGTTTATATACCGTACAAGAAAGTTGCTATAGAATATAACGGATTATTTTGGCACAGTGAAAGCAATGGTGGAAAATCAAGAAAATATCATTTAAATAAAACTGATATATGTAATAAAAAGGGTATACGATTGATTCATATTTTTGAGGATGAGTGGGTATACCGCAAGCAGATTGTTAAAGATAAATTGCGTCATATATTGTGTGAGAACCATGAAAAGTCTATATATGCGAGAAAGTGTAAACTAACTGAAATACGTGATTGTGAATATTTTTTGAACAACAATCATGTACAGGGGAATTGTCCTGCATCAATTAAATTTGGGGCGTATTATAATAATGAATTGGTTGCGGTTATGACATTTGGTAAGAGGCGAGTTGCGATGGGAAAAAAATCATCAATGGATGGTGAGTATGAGTTATTGCGGTTTGCTACTAATAAAAGAATTGTGGGTATTGCGAGCAAGTTATTTGACGCGTTTGTTAAGATATACAAACCCAAGAAAGTGGTTACTTACGCTGACAAACGATATAGCGTAGGTAATTTATATGAAAAGATGAAATTTGAGAGGAGTAAGGATACCGATCCTAATTATTGGTATTTTAGGGTTGGAGAAGACATTAGATTTCACAGATTTGGGTTTGCGAAGCATACTTTGGAAAAAAAATTAAAACATTTTGATAAATCTTTAAGTGAGTGGGAAAACATGAAATTAAATGGATATGATCGTATTTGGGATTGCGGTCATATTTTATACGAATATAACCAAAATTGAGATATACTTATAGATATGCAAGATAAAGAAAACACCAGACTGTTTGTAAAACGAATTTTTCAAAAGATTGTTGAATCTGAATCAGACGATTCTTCAATAGACAGCGATCCGAAGGTAGTATCGGCAGGAAAAAATGAAAAAGAAAAATTGGCGGTTGCAAAAAAGGCGGAAGTGTTGTCTATTTTGGCTAAAATTACCGCTGTTCAAAAGCAGGTTGCGGGTAAGCAGAAATTAAAACAGCAAATATCTTCATCGGATCCCGCAAAGAGAAAAGAAGTTGAAATTGAAATTAAAGATCTTTCGCGTAAGGTTGCTGAGTTAAATCTACAAAAAAAGGCAAGTACGGCGGCTACTGGTCTGGCGCAAGCTGCTGCGGCTAATATTGGTAAAAAATAAAATAACCAAAAATCATACTTTTATTATATATATTGGTGTAGAATATATATATCAAAGTTATGAATGAAAATTTTATAGTACCAATTACGCGGCAAACTCCACCTTCTAACAACAAGAAGGAGACTACATACCCAACTGAAATGATTGATCTTCCGAGTGAAGGTCATTTTTATCCTGAGAATCACATATTGAGCACTGGTCAGGTTGAAATGAAGATGATGACTGCTCGTGAGGAAGATATATTAATGAATCAAAACCTCATTAAAAAGGGTATAGTTTTGGACAAGTTGTTGGAGAGTTTGATAGTTGATAAGAATATCAAATTAGATGACGTATTGTTGTGTGATAAAAACGCATTATATGTAGCGTCACGACGTTTAGCGTATGGTGACAATTATGGTCCACTTGATGTAAAGTGTGTTAAGTGTAGTGAAAACACATCGGTTAACATTAATTTGGGAGAACTTAAGCCTAAAGAACTGGATACTTCAAAGTATACCCCGCATCAAAACAGATTTGAATATACACTGCCGTATTGTAAGAAGGTTGTTACTTATAAATTGTTGACACATCAAGATGATAAAGCGATAGATTCAGAACTCAAGTCTTCGGCTAAACTTTACAAAAATGGTGGATCGAATGAGCTTACTACCAGATTAAAGTTCGTTATTACTTCTGTAAATGGAAATGAAGATAAAGCAGAAATTCGTAATTTTATTGAAAACGAGCTTACATCTAGAGATAGTTTATCTTTACGAACGAATATAAAGGAAAATACTCCTGAATTTGATATGAATTTCAACTTTGTTTGTGAACATTGTAGTGCGGAGGAAAGGATGGGGGTACCTCTCACGGTATCCTTTTTTTGGCCTAACACCTGAGCATAAGTTATATCTGCACGAACAGATCTTTAGTTTGTCGTATTATAGTGAAGGTGCATTTACACAAGATATTGTGTATAATCTTCCTATATATTTGCGCAACTATTATCTTAATCTTTTGATAAAAACCAAGGAAAAAGAACAACAACAGTTGGAAAAATCTTCTGGTGGATCATCTAAATTAAAGTCAAAAAGATAATTCTCTGTATATTTATAATAACAAGACTATAATATATGGCAACCGTCCCACCAACAACACCAAAAATCGACCTTTCAAGTTTAAATACAGTAGAAGAAATATCTAAGGCATTTAAACAGATTGTTATTGAAGCTAATGTTTTGGAGGGCGTTCAATCGGGTCTTATAAATCAATACGATGCTATAGTAAATAAAGCCAAAAAAATTAAAGACGAAACGGAAAAAACTGTAGCTTTACAAGAATTACAAAAAATTGCTGCAAAAAACGTTTCTGATTTAAACACATTGGGGTCTTTAGCAAGTCAAGTCGAAGTCTTTCATAAAGCAAAAGTGTTAGCAATCGCTACAAACGCATCTAAAGAAATTCAAGATTCTTTAAATCAACAGTATATACAACACCAAGCTCAGTACGAAATTTTGAGCAAAAATTTGAATATTGAAGGGGAGATTTTAAAAATAGAGGGAGAAGACCTTGTCCTTAATACAGATATTACAGATGAAATTAAAAGAAGATTGATTGAATCTGAAAAACTAGAAGAACATTTACGAAAACAAAAAGAAAATTCAGAAAAAACGAAAGCGGCTTTTATACAAATTGGAAAAGAATTAACAGGTATTGGTCCAGAAATGTTTACTTTTACTGGTTTATTATCTTTAATGATTCAACAATTCGGTGCAATAGAAAATGCAGCTTTCGCAGTTAGACAGCACATGGGGTTGTTGATACGAGACGTTGGCGAAGATGGATTGTATGGAATTGTACAAAATGTATCTAACGAATTATCTCATATTGGTGTTACGGCTGAAATTGTAGGAAAAAGTATCATCAGTATTTCTAGTGCATTTGGTAGCGCGGCATTTGTGTCCGCCGATATTGTTAGGAATTTTTCCGCACTAGAAGCAAGTTTGGGTATTTCAGGTGACACATCCGCAAAAGTTCTTAGAACTTTGATGGGAATTTCACAATCAAGTGCAAAATCTCAAGTCTCTATGATTGGATTTGCACAAGCATTTTCAACCGCTGCCGGTGTTCCTTTAGCCGACGTAATGAAAGATCTATCAACTCTTTCTGACTCTGTTAGACAAACTTTTAGAGGTTCAACTTTACAACTTGTAAAATCCACGGTAGAAGCAAGAAAATTGGGACTAACAATCACTGAAGTAGGCAATGTTGCGGAAAAGCTCTTAAATTTCACAGACAGCATCAATGCAGAAATTGAAGCGAGTGTAATGTTGGGCAAAAATATCAGTTTTCAAGATGCCAGAACACTTGCTTACAAAGGTGATATATTGGGTGCTACAAAGAATATTTTGGATACAATTGAACAAACGACGGATCTCAATAAATTGGATTCATTACAATTAAAGAGTATTTCTGAAGCAACCGGATTGACGGTCGGACAGTTGCAAGATAGTTTGCAAATACGTAAAGACGTCCACGAGTTGGAATTGTCTGGTAATGAGGAGGCAAGAAAACAAGTTGATTTGTATAATCAATTAAATGGATTGGGTAAGTATGCTGCGGAAATGAAAGGTGACGACGCGTTAAAAAGAATAAAAGAAACAAATAATTTAGCAAGACAAAAACAAATTCAAGCAGAACTCCTCGGTTTATTGAATCAAGTTACGGAAATATTGATGCCTATTTTTAAACTTGTTGGATATATAGCAGAAGGAATTAATTTCTTGAATAAAATTTCAGGAGGATGGTTAGGTACATTGACTGCCGGTCTAGTTATCGGTACTCTTCTTATATGGGGAATGGTCGCTGCATTCAAAGCATTATCAATTTCAATCATAACAGGAGTATTCGAGAGTTTGGCGGTAGTGATTCCAGCACTCACAACTTCACTAATCAGCATGTCAACCGCATTGACGGCGGCTTCTCCCGTAGTAGGACCCGCCACTGGCGTGCTAATAGGACTTGGACTTGCATTCTTGGGGGTTGGGGCTGGTGTCTATCTCTTTGCAAAATCACTTGAAATAACAATTAACGCTTTGAATAACCTACAAAGCATAGATTTTGGCAATATATTAAAACTTGCGGGGGCAATTGGACTATTAAGTGTAGCAATGGGAGCATCATTGATCGGCGGAATTTTTGGTTCGCTTGGAATGACACTTATGATTGAACAACTAAAGAGATTACAGAAAGTCGTTGATCCACTTGCATCTAGTATGATCACTTTGTCAGATTCTTTTTCCAAACTTGTTAATTTAATGAATAACGACGGACTGTCGTTGGGAATGACTGCTTCAAAAAATGGGATAAAAGAGTTGCGTGAAGAAATACAAAAGTTTAACGCTGCCGATCTGAAAACATTGGAAACTCTTAGAGCTACTAATACCACAGGAACAGAAGTCACAAATAAAAAAGAAAGTGGTTATGCTGATTTAACCAATGCTATTGTGAATGCGATACAAAATGGTATGTCACGTATACAAATAACAGTAAATCCGAAGGGAGAGATCGCCACAAATTTTACAATGGGATCCCAACCGGTGCGCAAAATTGGGAACGCTTGATACAATTTGAGTACAATAATATTTATATAACATATGGCTAACTCCGACAACATAGGCGGTCTTATTGAAACAAACAATCCACAGATTGCTGCGAATGGATTGTTTCTTCCGGAAAATATAAATACAGCGCCAGCACCAAACAAACTGTTGACGTTATTTAATGCAAACAGTGATAAAATATATACTAAGTTTAGCTATTTTTCTGATGGTGGACGAGGAACAGGTCAACCGTTTATAACAAACAATCCAAATTCATATAAACGTAATTTGTCTCGCACACGGGGATTTCCTCTTGGAAATGCATCACGAGATTTGGTAAGAATCACTCGTTTTAGTAAATCAAACCCAGGTCTACTATTTGCATTGAGACAAATAGGTTTACAAGGACTTCAACCTTTTAACGAAACAAAGATCTACAACCCGTTGATGCCTATTCAAGCAGCGGCATTCCCAGGATCACTTGGTTTATTGGATAGGCCAATTCGTCACATAGAACCAAATCTTAGTGGAGTATTTGGGGCATTAGGACTAAGCGCAATCACGAATCTCTTTACTACAAAAGCAAACCCAACCCCCCCCAAAGGAACAGTTGGAGAAGGGGCTTTGCCTTATAACGCACCTGGCGGAGCAAAAGGATTAACTCGCGGATCTTCTACATCAACTCCATATAAAAATTTAATATCATATTGGGGAACTCCACCAGGAAGCGGCGGATTTTTAAAGATAGTTGGAAATTTCTTTCGGAGCAATACATTGTTTGGTGCATTTAGTGCAGTTCCTCAACCAAACAATACAAAATACAAAGCAGATGAATCAACATATGATTTGATGATTACTAATACGCTCCTCACCGGGCCACGATCAGAGAATGCATTTCGCCCAAAGTTTAAACTTCCGTTTTTAGGTTCGTCGACTGCAAAGGTAGCTAGTACTAGATTTTATTATGTTGATACTAAAGATGCAGAACATTATGGAGTTTCACAAAAATGGTATCGTCCCAAAGTTAAGGTTGCTGGATTATTTGTACCGATCGACGGAGTGGTTGAATCAAAACTAAACTTTGGATATCAAAAACAAAATGGTACAGGAAATTATACAGGAACGATTAATAAAACAAATTCAACCAATCCTGAACAATCAGAGATATTATTTCAATATGGAAAGTATGCTAATGATGATAAAGCAATTTATCCAACCAAATTAAATAATCAACTGTCGGACGATTCGCCATTTGGAAAAGATTATGTAGATATATTGACAAACAGACTTAAAAACATTATTGGTAAATCTGGATATGTTAATTATGGAGATAATGTTTCTCCACAATTAAAAACTTGGTCTACATTAAAAACTCAAAAAAGTGTTAGAAGTGATGGTGCAGGACCAACATCTACGCCCGGATTGAGGGTGCCAGGTACTTATTTAAATGAATTCAGAACCAACGAGGGGGATTTGATTGATGATCAGAAAGATGGAAAGGGATTCGCGGGTAGTGGTCAGTTTGATAGTATCAATATTTTAGATGTACAGAATGATACCGAAAAGTTCAAATACAGAGATTTAATAAAATTTTGGTTTTATGATATAACGAATGAAAAGTATATTCCATTCAGAGCAACCGTTAAAGGAATAAGCGAAAGATATACTTCAAATTGGGATGAATTTCAATATATTGGTAATGCCGATAAAGTATACAACTATAAAGGATTCACAAGAGCATTGTCATTCAATTTTACCGCAGTTGCTATGAGTTTAAAAGAACTGCTTCCAATGTGGACACGAATCAATTACTTGTTGAGTTTATCAAAACCCTCTGAATATTTGGATGGAAGTTATATTGTTCCTCCGTTGGTTCAATTGACAATTGGAGATTTATATAAAAATCAACCAATGGTTATTAACAGTTTAGGGATGACGATACCCGAAAATGCAAGCTGGGAAACTATGGATGAGACAAAGGGTCAAGATTACGATTATTACAATCGGAGAATAACGTCAAAGGGACCGTATGTTGCTCAATTTCCATATGAAGCTGAAATTAGCGTAGATTGCAATATATTAGAAAAAGAAACTCCAATGGTTGGTAAAAGCAATTTTGGCGACTATTATGGTAATGGAAAAGGATCGTCAAGGGAATATTTTGGTCAGAAAATCAAGGTGAATCCGAATTACAAGAAAATCATTTTATATGAAGGCGATGTAATTCTTAATCAAAATATAAATAATTTAGTATGAATAGATATGACTACACAACTACTGATAAAAGATGGGATGGAAAGCCTGTTTATAAAACTGTAATTTATCCTAACATTCCAATGTCTTACGCCGATATGTATATTACAGTATCGGATGAAAATTATTTGGATGCGCTTGCTTTCAAGTATTACAAAGATACAAGTTTGTGGTGGATTATAGCTGTTGCTAATAATCTTGGAAAAGGTAAACTAAGTGTGAAAATTGATACACAATTAAGAATACCAACCAATATCACAACAATCTTACAAAATTTTAATTTAATAAATTCGTAACATATGTCAAAAGAAAGACCATGGGAAGCTGGGCCATTTGAGCCGTGGGTAAGTGACGAATTAAATTACAGAGTCAATAACCTATCAAAAGGCATTTCTCCTTACCCAGATGATGGAGGCAAGGTATCGTATTCAGGTCCAAAAAAAGCTTGGGCCAGAGTGTTTTCAAATGGAATGAATAAGAGTAGTAATCCTCCTGATAACGAGGACGAGTGGGGACTTGTATTTAAAAGCGGCAATGGATTTTTTGAAAGATATGGTGTTTCAAATAATCAAACCAATCAAACAAAACAAGTTTATGGTTATAGTAACAAGGATACACCTAAACATGTTAATTCAGAAACTCGTATCAATATACCTGATCCTGGTATAACCAGTATTGAAACTGAAATCCAAAAGAACTTTTTTGCTAAAGTCACAATAAATTGGGTATGTCATTCAATCGATCAACTTAAGGCTATTGCTCCGTATTTTACGACGCCACTCACTACTGTCATAGTAGAATTTGGATGGAATACATTTGATCCTCGATCTCTTATACCAATCAATAATTATGACAAAATCTTCAAAATATGGTCAAATTATTACACAGATTATTCAGAAAGATTATCAAAATCAAACGGTAATTACGATTATATTTTTGGACAAATTACAAACTTTGAATATTCTATTGAAGATAATATTATAAAAGGAAAAACCGAAGTATATAGTCGCCAAACTTTTTATAACGGATTCGCCTCAAATGGATCTGAGGGAATTGTGGATGTCGAAGAGGAAAACACTAAATCACAAAGGGAAAATTATACAAAATATTTTACCGACGTTATTACACAAGTAATCGATACGACAATTAAGCCGAGCGACGAGTTAAAAAATTTATTATCTAAAGTAGAAACGACATCTCCAGTAAAAAAGCCATTATCTACCAATGAATCGGATTTCCTATATGGAGACACCGAAAACCTTGAAATGTTGGGATCTGATAAAAAACCGAAGTACAAGTATGGATCGGAGCTTGAACATTTGAAGGATTATGTATTTACTGGAAGAGACCAGTCGAAATCATCATTGAGTATTCATACCAGAGATTTTGATGCAAAAAGTGTCGATATAAATAAAAATACATGGATTACGATGGAATTGCTAGTTGATATTTTAAACCAAATAAAAAAAATAGGTGACGAAGAGTTATTAAAATTTTATTATGAAATGGATATTGATGAAGTTAAAATTGGAGCACATATGAATTTAATTTCAACAACTAAGGCAGTATTAATTCCAAATCGAGATGCGCCTAAATTAAATTCAAGATTCTATTTTCTTATTAAAACTCAGGCAGTTGATATAGACATAGATAAGTCTAGTGAAACTCTGCGACAGTCGTTTGACATATATTCTCCGACTGGGTCTGTTGCAGCAGACACCACCGTTGGAGCAAATTATACATTGTCATCTTATGTTAATCAGCCCATAATACAACGAGAAGATTTGGATTATGTATTAAATAGAAATAATAGAATAGATCAATCTAGAGAATTTACATATTTCAACTTTCGGGGCCGTAATGCAGAAAAGGGATGGTTGAAAAATTTATATATTAATTTGGAAGCAGTTATTAATATTGTTAAAAATCCCAATAATACAACACTCAGAGAAATTTATGATGAAATATTAAAATTAATAAATGGATCAACCGTCAATTTCTGGGATCTTCAAGTGTCTGATGTGACTGATCCAAAAACTGAATTTGCTAAATTAAAAATTATAGATCACAAGGGACCGTTTAATACTTCTCCGGATAAAGTTTTTAATTTTGAATATATGACCAATAAGTCTATAATCAAAAAATTAAATTTCACAACAACATTATCAAATGCACAAGCAAATCAAGTATTGTTTAGAGCGTCTGGTAAAGAATATGAATCGTCAAATAATCTTCTAGATTTTACTAGTAACGATCAATTCCGAGATAGAATATTGAAAAATCTATCAAAAAAAACGAAACAAAATAAATCCGCAAATGTTTTACGGAGGATTCCTTATCTTAAAAAAATTGCACAAGATGGAGACAAAACTCAAGATGGATTTTTACAAATTACTACATCTAATGTGAAGAAAGAAATAGTCAGATCGGGAGCTGGAATGACCGGAGACGATACTGTGCTCTATGAAAGTACACCTCAAAACTTTACATACAATATCGTAGATTTGGTAATACCATATCCTAACATATTAACATTTTTATTGAATGACGGCGATCTTAAAAATAACATAAACATATATAATTCACCGTTACGAAATATTCATGTTGAATTGAGTTTGATGGGTATTGCTGGTATCAAGACATTTGAAATAT